AGAATTAAAAGAAAGAATTATTAGTGAAGCATTTCACAAATTAACAATTGATTATTTGTTATTTGATTTTAAACAATATACTGGAACTACATTTGACGGTGCGTCATATACAAATCCAATCGGTTTATTTTTTCAACCACATTATCGGATTAAATTGAGGGAATTATCACCATATATTGAAAAATCGGACACCAAAGACATTTATGGTTTACCTGAAAATGTGATTTACGATGAAATAGAAAAATTATGGAAATGGAGGGATTTATATGATCATGGATATGTTGATGTTGATGGGTATGGTACAAATTTCCCGTTTCTAAATAATTCACATTATGTACATACAGATATAAATTTTTATTTAAGATCTGAGGACATATATAAAAACAAAATTGACGGAATCACTAAGTTTAAAAACATAAGTAAAAATAAAGCAAATTGTTAATGAAAATTTTACGTAACGATATTGATAATAAAATAATATTAAATCAGGAAACTGATTTTAAAAATGATATGGGTTGGAGTGAAAATTTAGTTGAGTTGGAAGAAGAAACATTATCAAAAATAATTAATCCAATTGAAAACTATGAAACGATGAGGTATATACATGATATGTATCCAATACCTATTTATACATCGGCAACACAGACTGACATATGGTTTTATTTTTATTTTTACAATTCAACAGGATCGACTTTTTCTAATGGAATGGATTACAGTTTAATTGGAATAACACCAGAAGAAAATTCTAAAATGTTAAAATCATCAACTGAGAGTTTTTTCAGACTTGAGTTTTTCAAAACACCAAATGATGAGATTCCAAGTAGGGAAAATAGAAAGTTAGTATTTACTAAAAATTTGAGTTTACCGTTAGGTGAGAAATATTTTTTCACACCGTTAAAGAAATTTATACATGTTCCCGCATTTATGGGGTCAAATTATAAAAATAAAGAAAATATGTATTTTTTTTGGTTTATTGATGATAGTGTTTTGAATGAAACATTATATACTGGAAATACATTTTGGATGAGTGCGAGATTTTTCAATGCTAAAAATGGTAATATTTCGAACTTTACTACGACAGGATTAACATTATCAGATGAAGTTATTGAATATCGTGATACCTATTATAAAGTTGAGATAAATAAAAATAATACTCCAAATGTTATGGATTATAGTTATAAGGTGTATAGATATAATGGTATAAAGGGGACAAGAATTGGGACATCAGATGACCCAATAAAATTTTATGAAATGATTACCTAATGGAAAATGTGAAATATGAAATATTAAAGTCATCAACCGGTTTAACATTTAATATACCGGTTTTTTTAGAATCATCTGTAGATGAAATGGGTGTTATGGTTGGGTTTGATGGTGACATTACTCAAATGGAAGAGTTTTGTAATTTCACTTATACACAAACCGGTAACACTATTCAAGTTTATAATTCAGTACATATTGAAAGTTTTAGAAAATATATTGATGCGGTTTTTACTATTAATTGGGGTGATGGTACAACAAGTAATTTACCGTCACATAATGGTGGAATGTTAACATCGGCAACTAAAACATATTCATCAAACGGTCAATATACGATAACAATATTTTTAGAATCACCTTGGAACAAACAAAATTTAAAAAAAACAATCACAATTCCTAAAAATACTATAATTGTAAATCCTTTTGGTACTTTTAGTGGTTTCACAATTCCGTACACAAACATAAGTGGTGCAACCCAAGATTATATAAATGATTTGGATTATACTAATGTTACGGGATATACGACATTTACATATGTGTCTATTGGAAAAAGTAGAATTATTGAGAAAAAAAAATATGGCGTTGATGGGTATACGGGGGTTACTAGTGGTACAACATCAGATGGTTTAATTTATTATGACTACACTATTGACAATTTGAATTTTAGGGATTATTCTGATGGTTATACTATGATAACAGGAACGACATATGGTTTCACTAAAGATGAGGTTTTTAATAAAATGTTAACAAGAAATGAACATTTTTTAGGTTTCGTAGATGACCCAATAATATATTCGGACATTTTTGTTGAAAGGGGTAAACAAGGGGTGATGGAAAATAATCTAAGACTTGGTGAAATTGACAATGTGGGTGAATTAAATGTTTATGGTAATGGGTTTTTTAATATTCAAAAACAATAAAAAGTATATTTATCAATAAATAATAAAGATTTAAAATAAAATAATAAAAATGGCGATTGGTAGCTATGGTATAGTTCGTCCTTCAGATGTGTCACCGGTTGATGTAGATATTTTATATCATTACGCACCAACAAGGAAGTATACTGAAACTGTGACATTAAAAAAATTAAACTCTCAAGACGTTTTAACACCTGTATTCCATAATGGTGATACAACAGATGATACAAATGCTCCAAATGTTGAAATTTTAGGTGGGTTATATAATTTAAAATTAAGTTCAGATGATTTCTCACAACTTGGTATATATACACTACATATTAGACCAAAACAAATTAGAACCACAATCACGGATTGTGGTGTGTTAGCGTCATTACCGTCTGTTAGGGGATTGATAATTGATATTAGTAATGTACCTTCAGAAGATAGGAATAAATTTGTTGCACAAGGTTTAGTTGGTTATAGAATTGAATATATTAATACTGATAATAACACTAAAATTCCTAATTTTTATAGGATTGTAACGTCATCATTTTATTGTACACCAATTGCGTCAAATTTAACTAATACCACACAAAAGGCTATAAGATATCAATATAGTGACCAACCAACAAACTTAATGTTTTTGACGGTTACACCATCTTCAGCACCTTCAAGTAAACCAAACACCGTACCGTTTATTGGTCAACCATCACAAAAAATTATTCTAACAAACACGTTTGTTAATCCAACAACGTTGGAAATTGAAATGGTTGAACATGACACAAACACATTGGCATATGCGTTATATGGTAATCAAACGAAAGCAATAGCTCCAGGTATTTATACCATTTACGATAATGACAATAACATATATAAACAATACAATTTGTATGAAATTAAGGATGATCTTAATGATACATTGTATGAAGTTAGGGAAAAAAGAACTGATATTAATCAGGGATTAGATTTTGACACAATAACACAAGTATAACGTATAATGGCTAAATATATCGTACCAAGTAAAGCTGGAAGTGGTTCTCAAACGTTCAATGATAATCTCGTTGGTAATCAAATTACTAATGGTACAAGTCAATTGACCAATACCAACTTTGATATTGACAGAGTAATTCCAGAAAAAGATAGTAAAAATTTTAAAACTAGTTCTTTTTCAGATTTTTTAACTCTTGACATGTTAAAAAAAGAGACTAACCAAGTAACCACAACAACAGAATCTTCAACACAAAAGAATGATAAAATTAAATTCAAAAGTGCTAAGAATGATGCTGGTGTTTCTATGTATGGTTCTTTATCTAGTAGAATTTTAGTATCGATAACTGATATAATAACAAAATTCCCGTCATGTATTTTAGTTGATGAAAATAGTTTTATTAATACAACTGAATATACTGCGAATGAAATAGTATTTGACAATGTTGAAAAAACAACTGAATTCACTTCTGAGGTTAGTCGGTTGTTTAACCCATTTGATATCATTATTGTTAAACCAAAAAGTAGTGTTATACCTGATAGTAATAATGATTTAAGAAATTTTTTTTCAGGTTATAAAAACTATGTGTTAGATGTAAGTGGATTGACATATGAAATATTGGAATATACTGAACCTGACATATATAATGTTATTAAATTAAAAGTACTTGGTAAACCATTTGGTGATACTACAGGATTCACTGAAAATTTTTTAATAAGACCTAAAAATGGTATTGTTGAAGAATTTTTTAATAATTTGGATGAATTACAAACCCAATTACTTAATAGGGAAAGTAACCCAATTTATACCTCAACATTTGTGGTACCTAAAGATAGTTTTGACGGATCTACAACTAATTTAACACCAATTACATATAATTGGCCAGTTTCTAAAGATGGTTGGAATATTCAAATTAGTGGTTTGAAGTATGATAACTATGTTTCCAAACTAAGTGATTTGGCAACTGAAATTGACGATTATAAATCAAATTTAATTGTTAGATTTTTAACGTCACCACAATTATTTGAATTTGATACTGATGACAAAAAGGGTGAATCAATATTTCAATTATATGGACAAAGTTTTGACAATGTGAAAAAATACATTGATAATATTGCGTACATGAGAAACGTAAGTTATGATGGTATTAATAACTTACCTGACGTTCTATTAAAAAATTTATCAGAAACTTTAGGTTTATCAACTGTAAATTTATTTGATGAAAAAAAATTTGAAGATTCTGTCTATAATAGACTTGAAAAACAATATGATGGTGAGACAATAGGTAAAAATTTAGTTGAATCTGAATATGAATTTTATAGAAGATTATTGGTGAATTTATCATTTATCTATAAATCAAAAGGAACGAGAACTGCGATTGAATTTTTTTTAAAATTTCTTGGTGCCCCTGAACCATTAATAAAAATTAATGAATATGTATATA